AGCGGTATCAGCCGTACCAGCCGTGAGAGTTGTACCAATTTCAACGTTCTGATTAAATGCCGCTTTCGCCTGATCTAACACAAGTGATTTTGCACCAGTCGTCAACGTAACGGTTTTCGCTTGCATCGCGATGTTGCTAGTCATTGATAAAGTCGGCTTACCACCGCTCATTGCAATCTGAGCCTGATCTGTGAATGCGTTCGATTCGTCAATGGCTATAATATTCAGTTGGCTTGGACCCGCTGGACTATCGTATGAAGTGACGAATAGATTATTGCCACGCAATGCCGCAGTGCCGTTCGTAGTGTCATAAATGCTGGCAATGTATGCCGCCTTATTCCCACCCAACGTATCCCGATACCACATAGCACCATAAATCGACGATGTTGGTAATGATGTTCCCGTGCCTGATTTGATTGTGAACCCGGTTGTGGTGTCCAGTTTCAGGAATTGGTTGCCACCCGTGTACAGGTTGAGCGATGTGTTGAAAAGTCGCAATCCATTTGAATTGTCGCTTGTGATACCGCTGAATCCAGATGTAGGCGTGAGCGTGAGATCGTTGCCGTGTGCAATCCCGAATGTATCGGAACTGTAATCGACGAATGAGCGCAGATTGCCCACTGACACAGTTGGCTTTACGCCGTTCCATGTTGCTGTTGAAGTTCTGGCGAATATCGTCATCGTCGGGCCCAGTTGCCCATGCAACGTACTGGTCGCAGTCAGGTCGATATACCCGCTCCCCACCGCACCGCCAATGTCCGCCACCGCGTCCCCAGCCACCCACGAATTCGCCCCAGACCCATCTTGATTACGTGTCACCGTGTAACGGTAGCCGCCTGTAATAGTCGTAGCCGCACTCGTCACCTTCATCGATTCAACCTGAGCCGCGCCTCCGGGCGCAGCTGCCATATACACGTAATCGCCAGAGACGAGATTGTTGTGTTTCACATCCATCGTGGTCGCCACACTCGACAAATCAGCGATCAATGTCGTTGTCGGTGCCACCATGATCCGTCCACCGATGGTGCTGATCACATCCTGCGCTACGAGTGTTTCCACATAAAGTTCAGCAGCGTAAAGCGTCCTCCACTTCCGGTTATAGTCGCCCAAATCAATCGAGATCGACCCAGCCGGGTTCAGGCGGCTGGCAGTCATATTCATCACATCGACATTAGCAATCCGATGATAGACAATTTGCCCACTAGCAGCGTTCAGAAATGTCGATCCATTCGCTACGCTGTGCAACAATGCGTAACTGCTAGCTGTATTAAATGCGTTCGCTGCAAACCCAAAGTACGACGTATACCCGCCAACTTGGCCAATCGTACCCAAACCAAACACGTGCGCCGATGTCACCCCGGCGGACGCGCTCACTTCACCAGCGGCATCGATACTCCACGCTGTACCACTCACAATATTGCTGCCTACGTGAAGCGTGCGGCTGCCCAGCATCGCCAACTGACTGCCATTGTCTACCCAGCCAGAAGCACCAATCGCCAATCTACCCGTGCTGCCATCACCGATCACGAGTGCTGGTGTTGTCGTGCTGCCGGCGTTATTCAACGTAAGCGTGCCACCGGCACTGGTCGCCAACAGGCTGGCAGCCGCACCTGGATTCGACGATGAAATCACAGCGTGACCATGCTGCACGCCAGTAACCACGCTTGTCGTGTTAATTGACACCGCAATCGGAGTGCCGAGTGTCAAGCCGCCATCCAACCCAAAAGCCAAACCGCTGTCAACATACCTGCGCACCGCAATATCGTTGGCGTTGACTAGAATTCCATCGCCTTGACCAACATTAAACCCAGCAGAAAACGCCAACCCAGACCCGGCAAAAGAGGAGAGCGCGGTGTATACAGGAGTGAAAGGCGTCGCGCCAGTAACGGGTATCTGATATTGCGCCGAGCCATTCGCCAAACTAACCTGCTGCCCAGACAGTGAGATTAGAGTGCCCGCTGTCGCCTGCGCATGATGGGCATTGGCGTCAGCGGCATGCACCGACAAATCAACCCCATCAACCGTCTGCGATCCACTAAAAACGATGTTCCCTGTAAACACCCGACTGCCATCAAGCAGGGCAAACTGAGGCGCCTGATCACTGCGCAACGTACCAGAGTGATACGATCCACCGATATCATGCGTGCTTAGCGAGCCGCCACCCCCCCCAATCCCAGCCGCAGAGGATTTGGGGAGCCAAGGCACGATGTATGGTTTTAGCTTGTCAGCCAACAATGGCAATTCATTTTCAGCGAGCATCTATCACCCTGCCCTCTTTGGTGTTAATCGCATCACATCGCGACCTACCGAATACTCAGCCTCATCAATAAATTGTGGCGAAATGGCATATAGAGCATTGAGATGTAGCGGAGCCTTGTCGATTGTCAACCACTCCCCCACGGGCAAATCGCCCCGGGGCCGCATCCCACCAGAGACAAGCCGAATCTGGTTGCCGTCGCCCAGAATGTCACCCGTTTCAGTTGGCGATGGCTCTGCCACAATCCGCACAGTCCGATCCGGTGTCACACTCACAATAAAACGCTGTCCAACTGAGTTACCAATCTCCAGCAGCTTCTCAATTTCATCCAATGCCGCCAGATCTCCGTCGCGCCATTGGTTCGACTTCACGCCCGACGTAATCGTGATGTCTTGGCCACCAGTCAGCAGCGCCCCACAGTCTGTCAGAATCCGCTTCACCTGGTTGATAGTATCTTCCCAGCCCCAAACCCGGAAGGGGACATACTGGCTATTCGGCTGTGCCACCCACGCCGACCCATTCCATGCCTTGCACGTCTCATACACTGTCGCATCCATCTGCACTGTGTAATAGTCTGTCGGCGAAGGCGATGTCGATCGCTTTATCACCAGCCAATAGCTGCTCGATGCGCTCAACATCGGATTGCTAGCGGCACTCAACCAATACCAGGTAAGCGACTCACCCAGCTCACTGCCAGCAATCGACAGCGTCGCCACAATCGTGCCCGAAGGCGAGCCGCCCGAATCTGTCTGCAACTGGATCTGCAGCGCACCATCTGGCGTGCCAACCTTCGCCACCTTCAGCCCACCCCGCCACAACTCAAAAGCGTGACTCTGCACATACTTCTGCGCCAGGCGTTCAGCCCCAACACCCGCAACCGTCACACTGGCCCCTGCCGTCTCGGTGGTCAACGTCGCGGTCACATCGATCTTCTTGCCATCGTCGTAGGCATCCTTCGATAAAGTAAAGGTGCTATTGTTAGAAGTGGAGCCAGTGACAATAATCTGCGCCCCAGCCTTCAACCCAGCAAAGACGCCCGTGGTACAGGTGATGGTGTTGACAGAAAACGATATCCCCGTATTGCCAGTAACCTTCCAGCCAATCACCTGTGCAATTCCGGGTGTATCCACGCCACCTTCGTACTCGATGCGCCCCTCCAGCCGGGTGAAATATCGCCAGCGCAGCGTCTCCCACCAACCCACACAGATTAATGTGGCGAATTGTCCTTCTCTGCCATCAAACGAAACAACCCCGCGAGGGGTCGCCATATCCGCCAGCAGGCGAGCCTGTGCCGCCGTTGCCAGATCGCCGCTCGCCTCTCCAATGCTTTGCAATAACTCTTTCTGCCCAAAGCGATAAATGGAATCATTATTATTCGCCCATGCGGTCGTCTTACGGTCCGTGCTGCCGTCTGCGTTTTCTTCAGCGTATGCCACTGCGATTCGATTCGCCATGTTATCCAGCGAAAAGCCGAAGACGGTGCCATCAATATTGATGCGCACTTCGTAGATCATTCCCCACCAGGCAACCTGATTGCGCTCGTCATAAACCCGAATCTCGCGCCCGATTAGATCCGCACACAGCCACAACTGATTGCGCTCGCCCTCTACGCTGAATTCAGCAGCAGAGCAGCCACCCCGAACGGTTTCTCTGTACCACTCAGGGCGAATATCGAGCGTTGGGAGTGAAGAGCCTGACGAATCAGGCATGACATAAGCAGTAAGAGTCATAATGGCAAACTTGACCTCGGTCGATACCAGGCACGCACTGTGAATGTCCAATCGACACTGGTGCTATTGCCATCAATCAAAAACCGCAATTTCTGAAACCCTGTATGTGGTTGCACGTAAATCGGCTGACCTCGCACCGAAATGATAGGTATTTTCCCGATGATAGTTGTTGCAGAATCAACATAAGCAACATCTTCAATGCCGTCATCAACGATTATGTCATTAACATTGAGCGTCAGCCACGAGGCCGCTACTGATGTCAGGTAGCGATAGCAGCCATCATCCGCAAACGTCAATTGCAGAAAATCACACGTCATCGAGACGCTAGACGTAGAGCGGAATTCAATCAACAATGAAACATCAGCCCATGATCCCGAATCATAGCCAGGTGGCATGGGCAATGTCCCCAAGTCCTGAAAATAGTCCTGTGTATTGAGCTTGACTTCAGGCGCTTTCACCACCGTCAACCCTGCAACCGTCAGGCTGATTTTTGCATAGACCGTCCCCGAAAAGGTGAACTTGCCCAGTAGTTTGACATTTCGCCCGCCCATGTAACCGAGCATTGCACTCGTGATCGTCTTGGATAGGTTGTAGGTCGTATTGACTGTGAAGCTTTTTGCCAGACCATTAGAGTATGAACCGGCAACATTGCCTGTCCCATCCTCACCCTCTAGGATAGGGTTGAGGTTCTGCGCGCTACTCGCCACAGAATCCAAACTAACGTGAACATTCTTCACTTGCCGAGTCCCAAGATTCTTAATCTCAAGTCTCAACGGCGTTGCCAGCGTCCCGCCGATCTGCGAATCGGTAATCAGTCCGTAGTTGTCGTGCCCACCCGTGCCATCATCGTGATTGTAAATGGTTAATCCGGTTACAGATAGCCCATTCCCGTTGCCAAGCTCCAGAGCGGTCAATGCCCCTTCCCAGTATGGGCGACGAGTCACGTAGATCACGCATTCCAGATAATTTAACGCAGCTTCTTGTACGGAATCATCAATTAACTCAAGCCGCCCATCAAGCACTTCAGAGCGATAGGTAACAGTGTCAGTCGATAGCTGAAACTGCAAAAATACCTTATCTCCACTTCTCCACTGCTGGCGCTTCCGTGCCGCGGAGAAGAACGACTCAACCGCCCGCCGCTTATTACGAACATCAATCGGCGATGTGCCCTTGAGTGTCACAGTGATTGTATCGGTCACGCTGGCGGCGTTGGGATCGCCGGGCTTGGGCAAGTAGTTATTCAGGTAGCAGCCACTTGCCACCAGGGATGAGGTTGTAGACCCATAAATCAAGCTCAGTACATGCGCCATTATCTGCGTCTCCTCTGCATATCTTCCAGCTTAAACAATAGCGCCTCGACATCAATATCATTCTGCACATAGATATGATTGGTGATGCTCGCCCCACCAACAGCACCCCCATCAGCCATGCGTCGCGAGTCCACCGCGTTATGCACCCGCGCACCCGATGGCAGATTCACCAGCTCAGGCCCCCGTTCGCCGACCCATGTCAAGCCGCCGCCCCAATACGATGTACCAACGGCATTGCCGCCAGTAACATAGCTGGTCGCAGAGCCGATGGCATCAGAGATCATGCCGCTGATGTTGGGCCAGCCAGGGAATGCCGGAATAAATGACCCCCAGCCAGGCCATGAAATCGAAGGCCATGACAGATGAGGAACGAATGTAGAGAACCCCGGCCACGAAATCGACGGCCAGTTGAGCTTGCTCACAAAGCTTGACCATGTGAGAGAGAATACATAACTCGACCATGAGAATGCGGCCGGTATCCAGTCAGACCACGCAACAGCAACGATGTAGCTTGACCATGAAAACGACGTATCGATGTACGTTGACCAATCAAGCGAAGCCAACCATACCGTCCAGTCGATCGCGGCAACGAAGCTATTCCATGTCAATGCGGGAATCCACGTCGCCCAGTCGAGGAGCATAATTACGAAATTACCCCAGTTAATTTCCTTGATGTAGTCTCCCCAACTGGTCAATGTGGCAATCGTTCCCGTCCATTCCAGTTTATCGATGAAGCTATCCCATGTGAATGAAACGATATAGCTTGCCCACGTCAACGCCGACACGAAGCTCGACCAGTCAAGCTTCTCGCCCGTAGCATCTAACCAGTTCAACGTAGAGATGAAGCCAGACCACACAATCGAGCCGATATAAAGCCCCCATTCGATAGCTGTGACGATACCCGCCCACGACAATGCAGGGATCCACGTTGCCCAGTCGATGGCAGTGGTAATAATCTTTGTCCAGTCGAGCGATGTAAGCCAGTCAGCCCACGAAACTACTGTCAGCCAACCATCCCAAAGCAAGGGCGAGATGTAATCTGACCAAACGAGCGTTGCTGTGCCGATAACATTTTCCCAAGATAACTTCTCAACGAATTCAGACCATTTAATCTCTGTTAGGAACGCCCCGAAGTCAGTGCCACCGAAAAAGGCACTAATCGCACTCTTGATGTCTGAAAAGCCTTGACTGACTGCGCTCGCCAAACCACCCAGCGAGATATCGCCGCTGAAGTAACTCTTGATTGATGCGCCAATGTTCGAAAGCGCGGTTGTGACATTTGTTTGCAGTGCCGCAACGTCCGCACCGCTCGTTAATGTCCGTAATCCGGAAATCACGTTACTGGCGTAGACTCCAATGTCAAAGAGCGATTCATACAATTTATCACCAGTCTCCTGACCGACTACCCCCAGATTGACAAGCCCGTCTGTGATATCTCCCCACCAGTCGATGTCATATCCTTTTCCTTCCCAAATCCACCGGATAGCAGCCATCGTATCGCTACCGATGTTAGATATCTCCGACATGGCATTGCCAAATCCAGAAACGGCATTAGATGCCGCTGTCGTAACGTTTGTCCATACCTCAGAAACAAACGTCCCAATCCCACCCCAGTCATTATAGATAGCCGCAGCGAGCAACCCGACCCCAGCCGCCGCCAGCCAAATTGGAGCGGAAATCGCCCCAAGCGCCGCCCCGATGCCAGCGATCACAGGCATTGCCGAGCCGATAGCAGTAGCCAGCCATCCCACACCGACCAGAACGGGACCAATCGCCGCCGCCACCGCAGCAAATGAAATCGCCAATTTGAATAGCTCAGGATTCGACTGTGCAAAACTGCGAATCTTTTCGCTCAACCCACTGAGGAACTCGATCACGCCTGTCAGCTTTGATTTCAGGTCAAACGACTCAATAATCTGAGCGCCCAAATCAGCCAGCGTCAGTGTCACAGTGTCTTTGAGCGTAGAAAAGAGCCCGCCGAGCGTCTGCGACTGTGCTTCCATCATTCCAGCGAACTGCCCACCGTTGTTGGTCATGTTCTGGAATGCCTGCTCTAACTCTGGAAAGCCTACCTTGCCCTTTTCGACAAGGTTTTTGACCTCAGCAGTGCTAACCCCCAAAACCGTAGCCAGTTCATGCAAGATGGGGATACCACGCCCCTGAAACTGGTTGATATCCTCAGCGAACAGCCTACCTTGCACCTTCGCCTTTCCGTAGAGTTCTGCGATCTCCCCGACCGGAGCGCCTACACCCGCGGAGATATCGCCGATGCGACGCAGAGACGCCGTAACATCCTCTGCGTTCACACCAAACGCCAGCAGCGACCGCCCGGCATCTCGGATTTCTGGGAACTCGAAAGGCGTCGATGCGCTGAAGTCACGCAGCTCATTAAAGAGCGTCTTCGCCTTATCCGCATCGCCCAGCATCGTGGTAAAGGCGACCTGCGTCTGCTCGAAGTCGCTTGCCAGCTTCAGCGACGCCCCGCCAATACCAAGGATGGGCAACGTAACCGAAGCAGTCAGCTTGCCGCCCACATCCTTCATCTGTTTGCCAGCATTCTTTAGCTCATCGCTGACCGACTTACCCATCGCCTTAATACTGGATAAATCGACCTTAGCCGCCGATGCGCCTTGCCCCTGATAGGATGATTTGATTAAAATCTCAACTGCACTCATCGCTTCATCGCCTTGTCAAGCTTTGCTTTTACTTCACGATAATGATTCTCTGCCAACATTCGCTCAATGATGACGTCGATCAGCTCTGCTGGGGCTTCGCACAACTGCCCATAGCCCCAGCCCATGTATCTCATCACCGCAATCTCTGCGTCGTACGCGCACGCCTCGCCCTTGGCGTCGTGCATGATCTCTAGTTCGTAGCGACGCCAGATTCTTTTTTTAGGTCGGGCGTGAGTCCTTCAGTCACCCATGGAATGAGTGTTGGCAGGGTTGCATCAATGACAGCCGGTGGCAGTGCATCGACGTTCTTTGGGGTCACAGGCCGCCCCTCGAAGTCGGGTCCATTCCACGCCGCTATCAACATTCTGGGTGCCATTGCCATGATCTTCGATGCAACCTGATTTTCGTCACTCGCCACAGGCATAATCGCATCAAGAATTGTGTTGCGCTCTGCGTTCGTTGGCTTGCGCACCGTGATTGTGTTGCGCTCGTCAATCTGAATCACTTGGGTTTGTTGTGTAAAAAAGCTCATAATCTCCTACAGATAATAAAAACTCATCGCGGGCAGATAACCAGAGTCAAAGGTGCTTAGAGTGTCGCCAAACCGTTATCGACGATCACGGACAAAAACAGGGCCGCGGTAGAGTCGTAAGTACCCTCGCCATCAATTGTAACCGTTGTATTACCGTCCGAATTTTGATAATCCCCAATCGCCGTATGCCGACCTGCGAAGTCGATACGCAGATTTTTGTTTGCCGTGCTGCCAGGGCAATCCAGCGAAATCAATCGGTTGGGCTGAGGCACGGTTTCCAGAATGGTACGCTCAGCCGCCACCACACTGGAGCTTTCTAACTCCAAAGTAATTGAATAAGTGAATTTCGGCTGACCGTACTTCACTGCCGAGTAGTAAAGATTGCCGTCTCCCACAGGCACGTACATAATGCCGCTCTGATATTTCAAATCAGCCGCCATCAGTACGCCCTGCTTCTGCGTCGTGTGGATTGTCCCACCAATCGCATCGATGTACAGTTTCGTTTTCGAGAAGAGAGCGATCTCAGTAGATACCAGCGCAGTTAGCGTCGTAGGCGTCCCCGTCTCCAAGCGCCGCCCAGCCCAGTTCGCTGCAATCGTCCATTCCTCGCCAGTCTTCCCCGAAAGCGTCCATTCCTCGACATACGAATGCGGCATCTCGCGGTAATCTGCTGTGGCTTCCGTGTTGTAGCATTCAATCGTGTAGAATTTCGTTGTCGGTGCCGCGGTGATTGGGGGATTGTAGGTGCGCTTGTACTGTGGGCTAATCCCCGGCGTTGCGGTTTTAATGCTCGCCTCAAAGATGTGCGGAGACTGCTCGAACGTGAACGGCATTGCAGGCATTGACAACTTCGCTAATTGCCAGGGCATAATCACCTGCCCCGTTGGGACAAACTGCCCAACCTGCTCCTCGACCACCTTTCTGGTGGATTCGTCCTTCGCGCTCCCATAACTACCGCGAAAGATAAAAGTCGCAGCCACCGGCGTGCCGGGCGTAGCTTCAACGCCTGCCTGAATCTTGTTAAATGTATATGGTGCGTATGCCATTACTGCTTCTCCTCTGCCACTACTGGCTGCTCTGCCTGGTCAGCGTAAATCGCTTCATACAGCGGGACGCCGATCAAGCTTGATTGTGCAGAAATAATCTCTGCGTGTTCCTGCATCTCAGCAGGCGTCAGGTCGCGAGCGGGCACGCCCGGCACAAATGCCCCATTGCCCACATAGCGCCACCCCACTGGTTCATTTTTCTTAGCCATACAATTACCTTTGCTGCATTACCCGATCACTGGTGGATTCCCCATCACCCCAGCCAATGACACCACACGATAGATATATTCCGCAGCGACTTGGTCATTTGCGCCATAGGATGCCACCACAGTTACCCGTCTGGCCTCGTAATTCTGCGCAGAATTCAAGATTCGATTATCTACAGGTGACAAGGTGATCTCTACCACATTCGCTGCCGTGATCGTAGTAACCCCTCTAATCTCCGTGTTACTGCTAATGTCGTCAATCCGATAGACAACAGTCGCTGGCATCTCAGTGTTGCCTGCCTTGTCCTTAAATGTCGCAGAGAGATAGGCTGTCGTTCCCTCGTTCACCTGCATTGCAATCATGACCCACCTCAGCTCAACGTAATCGCCAGATCGAGTGTCCAGGTTTGCCCGCTCGCCTTCGTGCCTTGGTTTGACACCTTGCGATTCAGGTTCTTTCCCGTGCCGCTGCTGGCATTTGCGACAGAGAATTCCTGCCAGGCGTAATTTGCATCAGCACTGCCAAACACAGCCCGCCATGTCACGGTCTGTGCACTGCGTTGCGGGTAGCTGGCTGCCATCGCTTTGTACGTCTTGTTGCTTGCTGCCTGCAAATCGGTTTGCGATGCCGCTTCCGCAGTAGTCGAATCGCCAACACCGATATAGGCGTTGGCGTTACTGAAGGAAGTTGGTGTGCCCAACCCACATGCCAGGTCGAGCAACTCGCCAATCCCCTCATTCAGTAGCATGTTGCCCTCCACTTCGCTGATTTCTGGCAGCAGCTCGCCGGTCTGCGCATCAATCACAGGCGTAGGTGTTCCCGCCTCAAAAGCCTGTTGATCGGCATATCGCCGCACAATCCACTTCTTGGTCATCGTAATTGAGTCACGTAATTCCATACCGCCCCCTTATAGAGAAAATTCAATCGTCCGTCTTATAAACAGAAACTCTATCGACCGCGCTAACCAGCCAAACACAACCGACCGAGTCTGCACTGAAAATACTATCGAAACAATCTTGATCGCAGAGTCAAAGCTAACTGCGATATCAACGCCAGCACCGCTCTCCAAAACCGCCAGTGCCGCGGAAATCTGAGATAACACATCAATACCTGTCGCCATGTCTGCCACTGGTACATTCACCGTGACACTGCCGTTGCTATCGACACCATTGGCGAAATCGCTGATTGTTGCCAGCACTGCCACCAATAAAGCGTCAATGCTACTACCACTGTCTGCGACCGCGAGCGATGTAGATGATAGCAACCCCTCTGTGGCGCTACCCGTGTCAGCTATACCTACCCCCGCTGACACACCAACCGAACCGACCCCGCCGCCAGCATCCGTAACACCCAGCGTTACCACTATGTTGAGGACATCCACACCAACGGCACTATCCAACACGCTCATCAGCGTTTCGGTGATCAGATTGACGATGTCAATGCCGCTACTGCTATCAGTGACCGCCACGGTCACGGTCACGCCAGCCACATCAACGCTGATGCCAGATTCTCCAACCGTGACACTGACTGACGTTGTAAGCACATCGCCGCCCAACCCACTGTCGAGCACTGCCAACAACGCACTGACCAGCGTTGCGGTGTCAACACCGCCACCAATATCTGTGATCGCCAGTGTTACGGATGCACCAGGCACATCGCTACCAGCGGCACTATCAGCAATCGCCAGCGTCACCATGGGCGATACACTGTCAACCCCGACCCCACTATCTACAATTGATTTCAGCGACTCGGTCAACAGCGATATCGCCTCAGCCGCGGAGCCTACATCGCTAATCGCAACGGTCGCAGTCAGTGTTACAACATCACCGCCAGCGCCAACATCAGCAGTTGCCACTGTCACCGAAATTGAACCGATGCTATCCAATCCAGCACCGCTATCCGTAACAGTTTTCAACAACGCTGATAGGATATTGATCGCTTCGCTCGCGCTGCCCAAGTCAGACACGCTTAAGCTGACTGCAACCGAAGGCGCATCATTGCCGGTGGCACTATCCAGCACCGCCAATGACGCAGCCACCTGCGCAAGCAAATCCGTGCCAGTTGCTACATCAGTGATTGGTGCTGATACACTGGCTGGCAACATCACATCAGTGCCGCTGCCGTTATCAGTCGTTGTGAGCAACGCTGTAATCTGAGCGATGGCATCAACCCCACCTGCACTATCTGTAAGGAGCAATGTTGCTAATATCTGCGCGAGCAAATCAGCGCCGCTACCACTGTCTGAAACGATTGCAAATGCAGACTGAATGACGGCATCAATACCAGCGCCACTGTCCAGAGTCGAAAGAATTGCCAGAATCTGAGACAGCACATCCATACCGACCGCACTATCTGCGACCGGAGCAGAAACAGTTGCGGGTATCAAAACATCTAACCCGGTGCCACTATCTACAGTGCTGGCTGCCGTGCTGCTGCCAAATGAGTCTGACCCACTTCCCGCCTCTACCAGTGCCAATCCTACTGAGATTCCAGTCGTGTCAGATGCGCTACCACTATCTGCAATAGAAATGCTATTGCTACCTCCACCCTCCATCATCGGGAATAGATATTGCGAGAATGGAATAGGTGGACTGGACTCTTCCCAGTTGATCGTGCCCACCGCAGTCCAGTTGTTTCCGGTTGCGGAATCAACCAACTGATTACCAGGATCTCCGGCGTGCCAGGATACGCAGTTTGCAACATTGAGCGGCACCACGCACTGCATTTCGGCCGCTATCTCATCGCCATTTAGGGCACGGTTGAAAATCTTGAAGGCTTCACCGTAGGCGTTGACGTTCTCCCCATCGTTCGTGTTACCGATGAAAAGCTTTTCGGATAGCGTGCTCGCAGACGGGTTGCCAGTGACGACCAGCCTGCCATCAAGCCAGCCTTCCATCTGCCCGGCACTGCTGCCACGGCACACCAGCGCCATGTGGTACCAGCGACCAACGACAAGATTAAATGCTGCGCCTGCGCTGCCAGATGAAAAGACACGAAAATTCAACGAGGTATTTGTGTATAGTTCAATGTACGCCCCGCTCACGTTGCCGAAGCTGAAAAAAGCGCCGTTCGCGGCCGGAGTCGCAGCCAACCTGAACCAACCCATCATCGTAAAATTGAATGCGTTGGGTAAATTTGTTGTTCTGCTCAGCGATGAACTATTGAATCTGTAAGCCATTTAGCTATACACTCTGTCTCTGATATGCAACCATCTTCAATGTGCTACCACTGGCAGGGAATGCCACGCCAGACGTATTCAGGATGTATGCCTTGAACTTCGTCGGTGGCAGGAATAACGTTCCACGCGCGCCGATGCCACCCACATTCAGCCGCTGCAATGTCGTCACGGCCTGCAACGGGAACGAACCGACATACGACGTTGATTGAGCGTAGCCGCCAGCACCATTAATGGTCGTACTGTAGTTCGTGCCATCCGTGGCAGGAATCAGGTAGAGATCTACCGTCTTTCCCGCCGTTGGCGCAGACCCAAAAGTTACGGTCAGTTCAAAGACTCCAAACGGGTAGTCATTGGTTGCATTGTCGTATTCCACGCCCAGCGCACCCGCCGCACTTGCCAGCGAATTCAACTCTGTGCTTGCCAGCGTTGTGATTGCCGCCGCACTCCATTTTTCAACTGTCATAGTTCACCCTTCCTATTGCCCCAAGGCACTTGGCAATCTAATCCAACTACACGACTTTGCCGGGTTGCCCTCACATGGCACATTGGGTGGAGTCACATCAAAATATCTTGCCCCAGTTGTTACCAACCCATCGCCCCATGTTCGAGTACCGGGCGTAAATGGGGCCGCCATGTCGTAAATGTAGAAGGAACGCACTCAACGCCAGGCGCAGTGCAGCTTGTTGAAATTCGCCCCGCTCGATCAGTGAATCCCGAATACCAAACCAGCCCATTGACCTTCGGTAGATTGCTTGGCACTTCGACAACAACAGCGTAAATATAGACCGCGTCACTGGTCGCCAAACATGAACTATCTGGACATACATAGCTAAAGGTTCGACTCGTCGGATCGTAATAACTTGAACTGTTGTAGTCTCTGGCGTTGATATGGAATATCCGGTTTGCCTGCCCTAATCGGTTGCCAGACAAAAGCGTTCGGTCACTCGAATAATTCTCCCAAATCAGCCGATTTGATGGCAGGTTCAGTTTGTTCGGGTCATTCCGCGCAAGGTCGCCATTGTTCAGAACTTTCAAAGCGTCGGTAATGGTGACATACGCCCAGTACGGCGGGTTATTCAATTGATTGAGCCAGACAGCGTTGTCAGTTGGGCACAGAGGTCGATTACTGCCCAGCGCATCTCGACAGGTCGTCTTGTATGGACTGTGCAAGTCGCCTGTATCGCTCAATCCACCTGTGAAGATATCGCCGCATCCTGACCCATCGCGAGCGCAACCAGCCACATGAACACTTGCCGAGTGAAAGCGACTGACGCCTTCGCGGACACCATGGTCGTGATGAAAAACGATGTCAAAGGCTGTAATACAGTTGCGCAGACTGAGCGCCATGTACTGATAGTTTTGCTGTTCGCAGGGCACAATTGCCGACTGCCCAACATACCCACGATGCTTATTGAAATTCTCCAACGTGGTCTGCCAGACATAGCCAAAGTCAACGCCACCCTGAAGCGACCGCATGTCACCCATCGTCCCAACGCCCGTAATCACATAGCTGCTGATTACGGCATGATTCGGATCAACCCCATGTACATGGTCGTAATGGCATCCCCGCCCAGCGTCCCATAACCCATGCCAGAACTTATCATCGTGCGTTGGGCAGAGCGGGGCGCTTGCCACTGGGGTCAACTGAGGCGTTGGTGTCGATGGCAGCGTTGGCGTTTCTGTGGGTGCTGGGGTGTTGGTTTCAGTTGGCGTATCGCTAGGAATCGGCGTAAAAGTCTCAGTTTCGGTCGCTGTGGGTAGTTCAATCGTTTGCGTTGCTGTGGGCGTATCAATCGCCGCCTCTGCGGGCGTTACAATGGCTGTCGGAGTATCAGCAGCGAGACAAATCACTGCGCCACTGACCGCGGTGGTCGCCTCGTATCGCTGTTCTTCCCCCGCACAGTTGATCGCCACTTCTTCACCAGCCTGCAAATCCACGCCAACAGGTGCATCAGTAGTAATAGCAATCCCTTGCGGCGCGCTTTGAGAGCATCCACCCAACAAAATCATCAAGAGCAACAAACTGTACAGTGTATTTTTCATATCAACCCACATCCCTACGCATCAAAAATCTTGACCCTCACCCGAAAACGAACGCCATAGTGCGTCATGTCGTTGTATTGCAATGCTGCCGAGGCGTAACGAATCGGAGAAACAATGTGCTCAATGCTGTCATTCAGCCGAAAGTTTGCCTTGAGTGCATATAGCACCCGATCAGGCCACACCTTTGCCTCATTCACTGCTTGCGGTAGAACCTGCCGGGCATGATAGATATCGGCAACAAAGTCATGAAAACAAGGTGCGTTCTCGGTCATCTCGCCAGACTTCAAATAGACCACCGCACACGGAAATTCGCTGATCGACTCAGGTGGATCCGTGTAGACTCGTTTCAGACCCGGCACAGTAGCAATCACGTTGCGAAATTCATTGATCGCTGTCTCAACAATTTCAGCCATTAGCCCACCAACCTTGCTTTGTTCTGGTAGGGAGTAAGCAGCGCTTTTACCTGCTTTGGTACACTTTCGCTATAGGTGAGCTGACCAAGGTCAAAATTCGCTGCCGCATCCTGCAACGCCGCCTGATATCGCTTGAGCAGCCAGGCAGCGAATAGCGCGGTCGCCTCCTTCACAGGTGCAGGTACAACCAGACTGCGACCCCACTTACCCAAAACGGATATTTCGCCATCTGTGGCGAAGGACCATGAATAGCCGCTCAGTAGGCGAATCGAAAAGTAGTGATTTTCGTTGCGAGGCTCTAACCTGTAAGCCAGCGTGGGCAAAACTGCACCATCACCATTGGTCAGTGTTGTCACGGTAAGCAACGGCGTATCGAGACGCAGAACACTAAACCATGACTGAATCGACAAATCACCATGCCCAAAGTAGCGAGTCGAATCATTGCTCACTGCAAACCCATCCACTGGCAGCCTGCAATACTCGTCTACCCATCTCGAACAGGTGGTCACAAAATCGGCGATCTGATAGTCGTAATCATCGCCGGTGATATTCAGTCTCAGTTTCACATCGTCAAAGTTGCAGTAGTCCATTACGCCTCTTTGTCTTCGGCTGGCTCTTCAATTGCCTTATTCAACCGCGGCTTCTTCACTGCCTTGTCTTCGGCTGGTGCGCCGACTCGCTTCAAGCAGCCCGGTGAATCACGTTCCAGAAAAGCGATCTGCTCCTCTGTCAGTTCGGTCTGCTGACCTTTACTGTATTGCACTTGGTTGTTGGCGTAGTCGTGCAGAAATTCAACCTGAATCATTTCCCCAACCTTTTCTATAGAACGGAATGAAATAAGTGGTGCCACATAAAGCAGCACCACTTACCACTAGACGAGCACGTCACGCAGACCGGCAGTGTGCTTGGCAGTCGAGCGTGTGCCATGCGCAGCCACAGCCTGACGAAGCGAAGCAACCAGTACATAGGAGCGGGTTTTGATGTCCCGATCCATCTCGATCAACAGTTCGCGCACAAAGCCCGAATACCACATTCTGCGATTGAAGACAGTCAGGCCACCCTTTACATTGTTGGCGGGTGTCACGGTTGACATCTTGCCGTCCGCTTCGGTCAGACCGTAGCTTTCGGAGAGAATCAACGGAATGCCGCGATACTGCCCAATCTGCCCGGTCATCACAATAGCTTGGGGCCCCAGTTTGTCCATCGTGATCAGATAGTCACCAGGTGCGCCGCTACCTGTCTTCAGAAAGCCGCCCAGGTACGTCTGCACATCTGTCACCATCACCAACTGATCGGGTGATGCAGCATACTTGCCCATCGTCTTCAGCGTGCTGGTAATCATGGCGTCAGTCAATGCCGCAGCACTACCTGTCACGCCTTGAGCGGTGTTGTCAACCAACCACAGGTGGCGCAGACCATCCTGACCATCACTCAGGAAGTAGTCATCAGCGGCCGGTGCAGCATCGTCTGTGTTGATGTTGCCCGTGGCAGCGTTGGTGTTGTCAGCATTCAATGCAAAGCCGTCAATCGCTTCACCGCCAGCCTGCGCCAGGCGTGCGCGGATCTCAGGCATCAAAGCAACCACGGCATCTTCATCGAGCGTGTAGCTCCATTCCACCATCGCCTCCTGTTCAGTCGCGGTCAATGTGCTTTTTGCTGTGGCGGGATTAGTGCCAGTAACAGCCGCACCTTGCGTGCCCTTGCGGAAGCGAATCGAGCCCAGACCCAGTGGCAAATCAAAGGGATTGCTTGGCATGGGCACGTTCGCCATT